CAGAACAATATTTTGATCATCCCAATTTGCATAATATTTAGGTGTAGCGTTTGTCTCACTTGGATTAAATTCAGAGATAAAACTTGTATCTCTTTTTTCTAAAAAATCTCTGACCCCAGAGTTTGTTATTTGGACAGATCGTAAATAGATTAGGTCAGAAGGCATACTCAAATACCTTTGTGAAGCAATTGTAGATGTTGTTGCATACTTCCTTAAATCATCATAGTCAACTTTACTAGCGATATCTAATTCTGCATTTCTAATAAATTGATCAATTAGAGTGTCTGACAATACATTGCTATCAACCTCTGTATAGTTTCTTACTTGTGTTAAAAAATTTGCATGTGTTATTGCCATAATCTATGCCTCAGTATTTATAGTCCACCCCATGGCAGAATGGTTTGTACAATAATAATATAATGTAGGAGCACCAACTGCAACAGTGATTTGTGTGTAAGCACCACTTTGTCCTGCAACTCCATTTGTTACAACCCCTACTGTATATTCAGAACCACCACCATGTGTGCCATTTGGTGTCGCACTTATCCTAAGAGGGTGGCCGTCATTTGATGAATCACTCTGATCAAAACGATAAGTTTTACCCTCCTCAAAAGTCAGTGTCACATCAGCAGTTGCGGTAGATCCATCTATAGCAAATTTGTTAGTTGACCCTACATTATGATATGGATGATTTGAAGGATTACCTCCAACCACAGTAACAGCAAAAGTTTGAGTTATAACGAGAGCATCAACAGTGACGTTACCAACCTCAGCAGTTAATTCTCTTTTTCTATTTTCAGCAGAACCATCATCAGGCACCATACTTCCATATTGTGGATTTGCATCTGTTGATGTTTGTGAAATAGAACCTTCTGTTCTAAAAGCAAAATCACCTGGTAGTGTTAAATTAACAACAGCCTGCCCTCCTCCTCCAGAATCTGTCACAGTTTGATCTGCTGTAGAATCGTTTAAAAAAGGTTGAATTGGTTGTTGAAATCTTTGACTTCTTGCATTTGCTAGTCCAATAGCGTCCGCAGTAATGTGTTTTTTTCTTATCTGAGGTTGTTTGCCCTCATATTCTGATTTATGAACAAAAGATCCATTCCACTCTCTGACCATCTCTCTGTAAGGAAAGGCCATACCAGAGCGATCTGAAATTGCTTTTGCATATTTACCACGAGCATAGGGCATTTAAAACACCCCTTTAAACTTTGTTCCACGAACAGAAACACCACCACCATTAGAAAATTGTTGTTTTTTATTTTTAATTTTTTGAATGTCTTCTTTTAAACCACCACTTTTTGCCATACCTAATTGTTGATAGACATTTTGAGAAGTTAAATTACCCTGACCTGTAAATTGTGGCATATTTTTAAAACTGTCGCGTATTCGTAATCTTTTTAGAGCAGCGGCTTGTTTGTCATATTCTGGATCACCTGCTCTTTGAGCACGAGTAACATCGTAAGTATATTTTTCAGGTGCACCTTTAACGTAATAATCTCTTGGTTGATATGTGCCATAAGGACCAGTGTTTTGCCCAGGAGCATTTGAGCCATAAGCTGTTTGTCCTCCACCTGTATTATAAGGTCCAGGAGAAGTTCTAAACTCTCTAGTGTACCCTTTTGGTAATTCATAAACTTTTTTTGAGGGAGGTGGAGGTGTATATCCTGCAAGACCAGCACCTGAACTGCTTCTCTGCAAAGTATAAGGTGTTCGTGTTCCTGTTTTTTGTTCAGTAATTGTCAAGCCTTTTAATGCTTTTTCTGCAGCAGCTATTTCTGGCGATAAATCTCTGTAATACCCTGAAGTTCTAGTTGGACCCATCATAGATTCATCATAATATTGACGAGTGGGTGTAAATCTTTCTGATTTTAGATCCTCTCTAAGTTTTTTGAATTGTTCTTCTGATGGTTTAGCAAATTGTTTTTCAATAGATTTAAAATAAGCCTGTCGCATTTGTTCAGGCATATTAAAAGTTGTTTTATATTGAATATTTGCACGTTTATCAAAAGTTTTTTGTTCAGGTGTTGTTAATCTATCTCTATACCCTTTGATTGTTTTGTACAGTTCAGGACGAGATTGTTCAAGTGCTGACATATAGCCGCCACCTTGTCTTTTAAATATACGCATACCTTTCATATTACACTCCTTGTGGGAAATAAGTTTGTGGGGTTATATAAACAGATGTTCTTTGTCCATCTTCGTTTAAAGCCCTTGACAACTCATCCTCATAAATTAATTTATTTTGTTGTACTACTTGTGGATTATACTTCATAGACAAATAATATGCTAGACCAGCGACCATACATGGTATAAATCTAAACACAACATCAGCTTGATTCGTATAACCACCAGCATCTTCTATTCTTTTCAAATAATAATATTTTACATAAGTATAAGTAGAGGCATCTGGTGTTTGATATAAGGTTATTGTTGGCGTTGTCTGTCTGTCCACATAATACTGTGAAGGTTGTCCTGTAGAACCTTTATTAGGCAAAGCTGCATATTCACTTCTACTAATCTTCGTTAACGAAACATCATTTGTTGAAGAGGTGGTACCTGTTGTTGTACTTACATAAGCTTCAAGAATATCATTCGCATTCGTTGGTGCTGTGTAAGTCGCTGTCCCATTTGTCAGTAATTGTTCTTTTAGTTCTACTTTCCACAAGTGAACTCCGCGGTTTCCCCATTCGCTGAAAAGAATATTTAAACTTCTTCTTGCAGATTTTAAATCATACCCACTGTTAGTACGAGCACCTGTTCGCTCATATGCTTCTTGGATGATATCGTCAATATCGAGATCAAATGTAGTTGTTCCTGATGTGGCCATAATTCATCCTAATATATTGGTGTTTTCTTTTTAAAGCCACCCTTTGCCATTTTCACGCCCACAGGGCCACCATATTTTTTTCTTTCTATATCCTTTAGTTCTGCTGATCCTAATTGTTTAGGAATTAGAACACTGACTGCACCTAATGTTTTACCTGCTATGTTTTTTGGTAAACTAGTTAAGTCTTTTAACCCTTTTTCTGCCGCAGTTAATAACCGTCCTTTTGTTGTAAAAACACCTACCTTATCTCTTACTAATTGTTTTGCAATATTTTCTAAATCTTTTTTAGAACCTGTTACGCTTGCACTCCTGTATCTTGGTTTTGTTTTATCACCATATTTTTTTTTTGCTTTTTGTGTTTTTTCTACTTCTTTAGACAACTCTTTTTTTGTTCTTAGTATTTTGGTTTCAAAGCCTGGGTTTTTTTGAGATTTTTTTTTAATAAAATCTATGGACTCACCTTCTGATGCTTCTATAACACCACGACCGATTAAAACATCAGCTTTTGTTATTTTACCGTCTTTATTTAAATCTGGAAATTTTTTACTCATAACTAAAGTATACCCTCATAGTAGGTTTCTATCAACATCCCCTTGCTTGCAAAGGTTTTAACATTTGTAGGTTTACCACCCACTCCTTGAGCTTTTGCTCTTTTACGTTTTACCGCACTTCGTCTTTGTGATTCTGTCATCTTAGCTGCTTTTGAAGCGGGTACACATTTTGGATATTTTCGTTTAGAACCACTTGCTTTTTTTCGTCCACACTTCTGGAACTTACCCCCTTTTTTGGGTGCACCAATGTCAACCCAATTTTCTGAAAACCACTTCTTTAAACCCATTATTTTAATAAATCTTTGTAATAAGCAGATGCAGAAGGATTACTTAATGTATCACCATCAACATCAACAGATACTGGTGAACCCATAACAGTGTGACCACCAACATTAAATCCTTCAGGATTTTCCTTTTTGTATAGAGCTTTTCCTTCAGGTGTATCAGAATAAAAAGTTGCGGTTCCATCATCTCTAATAATTGTTGTACCTGGACCTTGGTACGGAAATCTTCTTTTTACTTTTGCTTTAGTGCCTGTTCTACTTCCTTGATTTTTTCTAAGTTTTTCTTCATATGCTTTCATAAGTCTATTCTGTTCTCTTCTTTGATTTCTTTTTTGTGTTTCTCTCCCTGCTCTTTCTATTTCTATTTCAGTCATCATACCTTCTTTAGCTGGTTTAGGGCCTTTAAAATCTTTTCGTTTTACACCACTTGGGTCTTTAATTTTACCTGCACATATTTTTGATGCATATGCATTTGCATAAGCTGAAGGATATACCTTAAATTTTCTTTTAGCTGCTGCTTTTCCTCTAGGACATAGTTTTGTCATATTTGTAACCCCATCTATTCTCAGACAAATCCCAAACTCGTTTAGTTTCCATTGGAATACGTACAAGAAAATTGTTAAATTTTATTATGTTTTTAGTTATCTGCATCTTTAAATGTTCTTATAATATCAATTTTATGTTCGTTAGTTGATACAATATCTACTTGTTTGTCTATCTCGTCTATGATGTTTGGATGTTCTCCTATGCCAACAGAACTATTTAAGTAAATTTTTATAGTTGCATTAGCCTTTTCAATATTTGCATCATAAACTTTTACTAAAGCATTTATAATATCATCTTTCATTATCTTAACACCTTTTTTTTCTTCTTTCTAGTCTTTGCATACTTGCGCTTTTGTGGACCTTTAGTAATCTGTTGTCGCATCTGACTTCTGCCTATTGCCATGGTATATACCTCGTTTTGCCTTTAGCATCTTTATAAG